ATGGATGACAATGCCCGGAAGAAGGGTGGGGAGAACCGAGCACGGTTTCTCTCGCCGGAGGATAGAGCGGCAATTGCAAGGGCTGGTGCGCAGGCACGGCTTTTGAAAGCTGACCCAAGTCGAGCTTCGCTTCCCCGTGCGGTTTGCGGGGCCGATGACCAGCCTCTGATCATCGGTGATGTGGCCGTTCCGGCTTACGTGCTTGAAGATGAGAGACGCATCATTGCCTTAGTCGGCATTCTGGATGCCGCAGGGATCGCGCGGGGCGGTTCAATGATTAAAGGGATGAACAGGCTTGAACTGTTCGTCACTCGCGCGCGGATAAGGCCTTTCGTAACGGATGAAGTCTTCGAAAAAGTCCGCAGCCCTATCGTGTTTCTTACTCCACAGGGAACCCGAGCTTACGGCTACGAAACTGACGTTCTGATTGATATTTGCGAAGCCGTCGTCGCGGCTGCTGCGGCTCAGGTGTTACAGCCGCAGCAGCGGAACATCGCCAGGCAGTGCAATATGCTGCTTCGCGGCTTGACGCGCGTTGGTCTGGCAGCACTGGTTGATGAGGCTACAGGCTATCAGAAAGTCCGACAGCGTGATGGCCTCCGGAAGATCCTTGAGGCATTCGTCGCCAAGGAGCTGCTCCCGTGGACCAAACGTTTCCCTGACACCTATTATGAAGAAATCTATCGTCTCTGGGGTTGGAAACGAGATTGGTCCGACCGGAAACATCCGGGTTATCTGGGGCATCTCACGAACCAGCTTGTCTACGATCGTCTGCCTGATGGTGTGAACGCGGAACTGAAGGTCCGAAACCCTGTGAACGAAGAAACAGGACGCCGACGCTGGAAGAACCACCAGTTTTTGACGCCCGATCTCGGACATCCTGTGCTGTCGGCTCATATGGCCCAGGTGGTGGCTCTGCTGAAGGTAGCTCGCTCCAAAGATGATTTCTGGGGGATGTTCCGTAGACTGTTCCCCGATGCGCAAGGAGAACTCGACATCGACGGTGCCCCGAAAGAGGCATGATGATCGCCTTCTGAAGCGCCTCCCTGGCCTGGCTTGCGGCCGGGGAGGTGGGTGAGGCTCAACGCGACAGCCGCTCCAGCAGGTCCTGCCGCTCCTCGTCGGTGAGCATTCCGGCGTCACCTGCCAGCCAGCGCAGGAAGCGGAGCGCGAACCGTCGCCGCTCGGGGCTGAGGCCAAGCCACAGCCGTTGCAGTTCATCATCATCGCCCGGACCGGGCTGAAAAGGGGGAGGTGTCTCGTCAGCGTCCATAGGAACCATCTCCGCGCATGAGACGATTTTAGGCTTTTGTTCCACTAATGTTCCGCGCTAACCTACCTGGACTAGCGGTGCGAATCGAAAGGTAGCGTGGGAGTTGTGGATGGGTACGACGAAGAGCTTTAGGCCTGATGGATGTCCGCCGCCTCGCGATCCTCCGGTGCGGGTGACTTTAGGATGTTCTCGGCCACCCAATGGGGGAGGCCCGATGGGTCCCCAAGGAAGACCCAGTCCATATCAACGCCCCTGATCCGGCAGAAACGGTACATCTCATACTGCTTGGGGTAGGCGTCACCTCGTAGCCAATTCCCCAAGTGGTTCTTCGGAATACCCATGTCCTCTGCCGCCTGAACCTGCTTGAGACCCAGGGCCTTGATGAGCTGACGTAACCGGAAGCCGCAGGCTCGGCGGTGGTCGCTCTCAGACAAGATAGCGATTTCCATGGGCCGGATGGTGCACCAGACCTTTTTCGCTGTCGGTGCAGGAGATCGCTTGCCAAGAAGTGCATGTGTGGTGCACTTTACGGCCCATGGACAAACCCGACCCATTGGCGGACGCGATCAGCGCCGCCGGAGGCGCCGCTAAGCTGGCCAAGGCGGTCGGCGTCGTTCCGAGCGCGATCAGCAACTGGCGCCGCCGCAACATTGTGCCAGCCGACAAGGCCCTCCTCATAGAGGCGAAGTTCGGCATCAGCGCCAGGGCGCTGGCCCATCACATCTTCCCCGCGCAGGCCACCCCATGACCCGCCCCGCCTTCGACACGGGCCTGGAAGAGGGCATCGCGCGGGTACGCGGTGCGCCACGGCCGCTGTTTCTGCAGCCTGATGTCAGTGCCGGCACTGCCTGGGACCCATTCCGCCCGGCGGACCCTGTGCCGTGCGAGCGCCCGAAAACGAAGAAGGGCCGCCCTGCCAGGCAGCCCGTTCTTCCTGATGTCTCCAATTCGCTTGGTGGTTCGGTGTCTCGCCATGGCCCGAACAGAACCACGAAGGAATGACACAGCGATGTCTTTCTCTGACGCGAAGCCGAGCATTCTCGACACGGTGCACGACGCCGTGGAGCAGGAGCTGCGGTATCTCCGCTCTCAGGGTTTCCCCCTCAAGGCCGGCTTCGATGCCGTGGCCCGCAAGATGGGCGTCACCGCTCGCCGCATCCGCCAGATCCACGAGCGCCGCATCACCGACGACGTGATCTCGGCCCGCGAGTGGCTGGCCGCCGTCGAACTCAACACCCAGCGCCGCCGGGCTCGCATCGCCGCCGCCCGCGCGCTTCTCGAACAGGAAGCACTGCATGATGTGGCTCCGTAGGCGCGCGGCCAAGACCTGCTTCTGGCTCGCCGATCGCTTCACAGACCTCGGCTATTTCTTCTCGCGCCCTATCCGAGAGATGGCCGAGCGGCTGGAGGGGCGGCGCTGATGGCCCGAGCCCGCAACCCCAACCACGACGCCATCCTGGACGCCCGAAGCCAGGGCGCGACATTCCGCGAGATGGAGCGCATGGGCCTCGGCAGCCTCAAGACCGTCCAGAGCATCGTGCAGCGCGCCAGAGGCAAGGGCGATATTCGGGCGGCTCTTCTGCCGTCGGCCGTGCGCCACGCCCAGATGGCCCGATCCGTTCCGCCGAACCGCGCTGAGATCCAGCGCCGCAATGGCCCTGCCGTCTCCGCTGCGCTGCGTTTCTTGGCCGGCCTGTCCGAAGAGGACCGGGAATCCTACCGCCTGCTGCGCCGCAAGCGGTTCAGCCAGCAGGAAGCCATGCTGATGGTGGGAGCACGCTGATGCCCGCACCCAATCCCCGCATCATCGAGATGGTCAAGCAGGGCCTCACCACCGACGCTATCTGCGCCGAGCTGGGAATGCGTCCCCGTGGGCTGGAGCATCACATCACGCTCGCCCGCAAGATGGGCCTCCTTCCGCCGTCCAAGTTCGACCCGCGCCGCGTCGATCGCGAGGCTATCCTGAACGCATGGTTTGCCGGCATGTCCCGCCGGCAGATCGTCCGTGCCGGGATCGTCGGCAAGGCCCGCACGGTCGAGCGCGTCATCGAGACGGCGCGCAACCAGGGCGACCCGCGCGCCGTGTTCCGGGAGCGCCTGCCGTCAGTCGCCGTCACCGAGGCGACGGTCCAGAAACTGCGTGCCGAGGGCCTGTCGCTCAACAAGATCGCCGCCGCAGTTGGCTGCCACCCCAGCACCGTCAAGAAGCTGCTGGAGGGCACCGTCACCACGCCCGAGCCCGTGGAGCCTGAGCCGGCACCCTACACGCCCCCTCCCATCCGCCGCCGCGTCTCGGCGCTGATGGAGGACCAGCGGATGCCCGAGCTGCACCGCGCCCGGAAGCCCGCCTCGCCAGGCATCTGCGAGCGCATCCCCGATCCGGCGGCTCAGGCCCGCGCGGTCAACCGCTCGCCGGCCGTGCTGTCCACACGCTGGGCCGATGGGTGGGAGGGCGTGTGATGCTGGTCCAGCAGGATATCCCCGTGGCCGACGAGATCGACCGCCTGGCGCCGAAGAAGCGGCGCGGCAACCCGGAGCGACTGGTCCAGCGCGCGCTGATCGACTGGATGCGCCTCGCCATCCCAGGCTGCATCGTCGCCGCGTCCGTCAACGAGGCCCCGGCCGCCAGCGCCAATCCCTACAGCCGTGCCCGGTTCCATCAGGCCCGCAAGGCCGCTGGCGTTCTCCCCGGCATGCCGGATCTGACCGTCTGCCTGCCCGGCGGCCGCGTCGCGTTCGTCGAAGTCAAGGCTGCCAAGGGCCGCGTCTCCGACGCCCAGCACGAGATCCACGCCCGCCTGCGCGGCCTGGGCCATCTCGTGGTGGTCGCCCGCTCCATCGACGACGCAGCAGCGGCCTTCCGCCTCGCCGGCGTCATCGCCTGAAAACAACAGCGCCCGCTCCGGTAGCCGCCGGAACGAGCGCCACGCCAACCAAGGATGATCTAGATCCAATGACAGGCACCGTGATCATAAGCATGGCTGACCGACGCGCAAGCATTGCTTTGGCCGAATTCGAGTCTGCAAGGCAGGCCCTCCTCCGGGCTTGGCGCGCCGCCTGCACCGCCGGTCAGGTCTCGCCCCAGGTCGCCATTGAGGAGACGGCCGGGACCGCCCTCGCCATGCAGCAGATCGCCGCCCTGATGGGGGATCGGGCATGAGCGCGCCCGGCATCGAGATCGTGGAATGGAAGGCCATGCGGCGGAACTCGCTGCTCGGCTTCGCCACGGTACGGCTCCGGATGGGGCTCATCATCGCCGACATCACCATCCATTCCTCCAACGGCAAGCGGTGGGCGTCTCTGCCGTCCAGGCCGATGGTCGACCGTGATGGCAACGCCATGAGGGACCGTGCGACCGGCAAAATCCGGTACTCGCCCATCCTCAACTGGAGCGATCGGGATACCGCAGATCGCTTCTCGGCCGCGGTCATCACAGCCCTTGAGGCCGCCCATCCCCAGGATCTGAAGGAATGATGCCTCATCCCATGGAAGGGCGCCGCAGCTTCGACCTGACGTTCGGGACCTCCTCGACCCAGACCACACCCTGGACCGATCGGCGGCGCTTGAGCTGGGAAGACCTGGCCGACCTCCTGACGACACACCAGTTCGGGCGAAAGGACGGGGCATGTGTCGTCCCGGCCGTCTTCTCGGGCGATAGCCGGCTGAAAGAGGAAGCGCGAAAGATCGACGTTGCCTTCCTCGACAGCGACACGGGCTACACACTGGACGAGATCCGAAAGGCGGTCACAAGGAATGGGTGGGCCGCAGCTATCGCCTCCACCCATTCCCACATGACCACCCGGACCCGAGTTAGCCGCGCCAACTGGGAGAAGTTCTGCGCCCAGCAGGAAGGCGATGTGGACGGCGACAGCCTCGCCTTTGCCTACCTCACAGAAGCGAAGGGATACCTCCCGCACGTCGCGGAAGGCGCCTACCTGGACGCCGAGCGGCCCGGCGAGGTCACCCCGAAGGACGCTGGTCGCTTCGTGTTCTTCGAGCATAGCCCCTGCCCGAAGTTCCGGGTCGCCATCCCGCTCGCCAAGCCATGGGTTGCCTCGGAATATCAGGACCACAAGGCAGCTCGGGCGGCCTGGAAGGAGCGGGTGGAGGCGCTGGCTTCGGCGCTCAACCTCATCCACGACCAGTCCTGCACCGACACGTCCCGCCTGTTCTACCTGCCGCGCCGCCCGCGCAATGGTGCCGAGCCCGAGACCGAGGTCATCCAGGGCGATCCCTGCGACATCTTCGCCCTGCCGGCCCCGCCCGTGGATGGCTTGTTCGGCGCCGCAGCCGCAAAGCAGAAGAAGCAGGACAACGAAGCGCGGGAGTTCCAGGACGAGGAAACCGGCGAGGTCGTTGACCTGGCAGCCTGGGCCAAGGAGTTCGGGAGCCGGTTCGAGATCGTCAAAGCTCTCAAAGCCCGCAAGCCTGGCGTCTTCACCGGCCTGGTGGTGAGCGACAAGCACCACATCATCTGCGCCAACGAAGGCGAGCACACCAATGCCGGCACCGATGCGGCCACCTTCATCATGGATGCAAGCCGCAGCGAGAGCCGGGGCTTCGTCTATCACTGCCGGCATGGGCACTGCACCGCGGCAGATGGCATCACCTGCCGTGACCGCTTGTTCTTCGTCCACCGGATGCTGGAGCAGAGGTGGATCGGCGTCGAGGACCTGACCGCACCAGAGTTCCTAACGGATGCCCCGAAGGCCAAGGCTGAGAAGGCCGGCAAGAAGCAGAAGCCGGAAGCCGAGACGGACTGGCCGGATCCGATCGATTTCCTGGCCGATGCGGAACTGACGGGCGCGCCGGAACTGCTCCCGGAGCACCTTCCCGACACCATCTACCGCTTCTCCATCGACACGGCACAGCGGATGGGCGTGGATCCGGCCGCCGTGGCGATCGGCGCGCTGGTCAGTTGCGCCTCGGTCGTGACCGATGACTGGCGCCTCCAGGTGAAGCGCCGTGACACGAGCTGGACCGAGAGCCCCCGTCTATGGGGGGCCATCGTCGGCGACCCCTCCATCAAGAAGACCCCCGTCATCGCCGCATGCACAAAGCCCGTGGAGCGGATGGAGGGCGAGGCGCGAAAGGCTCACTCCGAAGCGCTGGCCAAGTTCAAAGTCGCCGAGAAGGAATGGAAGGCCGACAAGGGCGAGGAATGCGACCGCCCCGTCATGCCCAGGGGGATCCGCTATCTGGTCGAGGGCGCCACGATGGAAGCCCTCTCCGAAGTCCTCCGCGATGACGAGGAAGCACGCTTCAAGGCTCCGGCGAAGAAGATCCTGGTGCGCCAGGACGAGATGAGCGAGTGGGTCGCGAGCTTTGATCGGTACGGGTCCGGCAAAGGCGGCGCCGATCGTGGTGGCTGGCTTCGCCTCTACAATGGCGGACGGTTCAGCGTCGATCGCGTGATGCGCGGCAGCTTCGCCATCCCCAACTGGTCCGCATGCTTCATCGGCGGCATCCAGCCGGGCCCGATCCAGAAAATGGCGCAGGACGCCACGGATGACGGTCTCCTCCAGCGGTTCTGTTACTGTGTCCCGGGCCGGGAGGAGCCAGAGCAGGACCGTGCCCCGGATAGGGCTGTGGCCGATGCATATAACGACCTCCTCCACACCCTTTCCGCGCTCACTCCCAGCCTGAACCAGTTCGGCGACCGTGAGCGGCCGGTCGTCATGGACGAGGGCGCCCATCGGATCCGCGAAAGCGTCTTTGAACTGGCATCCGCCCTGGCATCCATGCCGGACACACCGGCCAGGCTGAAGGCCGCCTATGGCAAATGGCCCGGCCTGTTCGCCCGTCTCTGCCTGATCTTCCACCTGATCGAGCGCGCGGTCCAGGGTCCGCAGGGACCGTCCGTACAGGTGCTTCGGGAAGAGACCGCAGCAAAGGCGGCGGCATATCTCCGTGACGTGCTCCTGCCCCATCTGCTGCGAGCAGACGCCCTGATGTATGCGACTGCACAGACAGGACACGCGCGCTGGATTGCCGGGCTCATTTTGGCTCGTGGAAAGCCGGTCGTCACTCTCCGGGATGTCGTGCAAGCCTATCGGCCGCTGCGAGCTCCAGAGCACCGCAGGCAACTCCTGGAGGTGATGAGTAGCCTGGAGGCGATGGCATGGATCCGCGATCCGGATGCCGAGCCAGGGCGCATACCCACCCGCTGGATGGTCAATCCGGCCGTGCTGACAACCTTTGCGGCGCGGGCTGAAGAAGAGCGCGCCCGACGCGCGGAGGCCGTCGAAGCCATCCGGGAACTGATCGCCCGGAAGCTGGGGCGGGCATGATGTTGCCAATGTTGCCACCCCCCCTGCCAACATTGGCAACATTTTCGAGCCCCGAATTGGGCCATTTTGACCTTTCCGGCCCTCTGAGCAGGCCGGAATTGGCCAGAGGAGGGCTCGTTTTGCCGTTTTCGGGCGCGATCCGGCGTCCGATTTCCCGAAATGTTGCCAATGTTGCTTGTGCGCACGAGTGCATCTGCAAATCCATCCATCCTCCTCTGAAGGCGCACACGTATCCTCGCGCGCGCGTAAGCAACATCGGCAACATCACGCTGGGAGAGGGGGAAAAGGCTGCGCGCCGCCCCGATCACGGCGCTTCCACCCAGTCCTCATCCCGTTCCCCCTGGAGCACACCCATGTCTGACACCCGCGATAACAGCGGCGCTCTTTTCCGTGAGCGCGACCGCAAGTCCGACCGCGCCCCCGAGTACACCGGCAAGGCCATGATCGGCGGCAAGGAGTACCGCGTCGCCGCCTGGATCAAGGAAGGCCGATCCGGGCAGAAGTTCTTCTCGCTGGCATTCGAGGAGCCCCGGCAGCAGCAGGGACAGCCCCAGCAGCCCGCCTCCAAGCCGGCCACCCGTCAGGCTCCTGCGGCCGACCTCGACGAAGATCTGCCCTTCTGATGCCCGCCCCCCGCTTCGCCCGCCCCAGCCGCGGCAAGGCCCCCGTGGACATCCTGGAGCGCCACTTCCGCACCGAGGCCGTCCGGGCACTGCTCGCCGCCGGGCATGTCCCGGTCCGCACCTCCACCGGCTGGATCGTGGGCACGGGTGCCGCACAGCGCGTCTGCTCCGACGCCGTGCTCCGGGCGGCCCGCAAGCCGGTGCAGGAGGAGATGCCGGAATGAGCCAGCCGACCCCCGAGGCCATCCGCCTCCTGGTTCGCCGGGGAGCCATGCTCACCCAGCACCACCATCGCGGCCAGCTCTATGCCGTCGGCCTCAACCTCGATGGCGACGTCACCATCGTCCAGCGCGACGCCTGGCTCGCCGCCATGCCCGACTGGCCGCTCAACGAGGCCATCGCTGCCACCCCCACCCTCCGGAGCGAGCGGCGATGAAGGTCGAACTCCTGGGCCACTACGGGAGCGACTTGTTGGTCGCGAATTGCGCCCGGACCTCCTTCGACCGGCAGCACGAGGCCTTCACCGAGGGCGACGCACGGCTGATCCGGTTCCTGGCGCGGGAGGGGCACAACAGCCCCTTCTTCCACCCGCAGGCCACACTCCGCATCTCCGCGGCCATCCCGATCGCCCGGCAGCTTCTCCGGCATCAGGTCGGGCTCGCCGTGTCCGAGGTGTCCCGGCGCTACGTCCGCTCCAGCCCGGAGTTCGAGGCCCTGGTCTGGCGGCACTCCAACCCGGACGTGAAGCAGGGCAGCGCCGGTCCCATGAGCGCCGATGAGCAGGCCGACTGGACCGCCATCTACGACCAGCACTGCCGCAACGCCGTGCGGGCCTATGAGGCCATGCTGGAGGCTGGCGTGGCCCCTGAGCAAGCCCGCTTCATCCTGCCGCAGGGGATGCTGACCACATGGACGTGGACGGGCTCCCTGTTCGCCTTCGCCCGTGTCTGCCGGGAGCGGCTGGCCCCGGATGCGCAGTCCGAGGTCCGCGACGTCGCCCGCGCCATCGCCCGGATCATGAGCGGGTGTTTCCACCATAGCTGGGCGGCCCTCGTGCCGCAGGAGGCCGCATGATCCAGATGACCGTGGTCTATCCCAACGGCTGCGCCATCGTGCGCCGCTATCCGTCCCAGGAGGCCGCAGACGCCGCCGTGCGGGCTCACGGGGTGCGAGGTGCCGCCGCGACCGTCGAGCCGCTGGCGGTGCCTCCTGCGCCCGTCTCGGGGCATGTCGGGGGAGGGGACGCCCATGCCCGCTGACATCGACTGCCGGGATCCCGTAGTGGCCCAAGTCCGCGCCGACCTGCTGCGCCGCTCCGAACTCGGCATCGCCAAGTACGGCACCACCCTGGAAGGCCTCTCCCTGCGCCAGGCACTCCAGCACGCCTACGAGGAGACCCTGGACCGGGCCAACTACCTCTGCGCCGCCATCCGCAGGCTGGATGCGAGGGAGCGGTTGGCTACCCGCGACACGTGGGACGATGCGCCCTCCGGTTGGGCTGGGAGGGGTGCGTGATGGACGGCAGCTACCAGATCCCGCCGGCGAGCGGCGTCTATGTGATGAGCATGGCAGAGCGGGACCGCCTGCTGCAGCAGGAGTTCCAGTCCGAGATCATGTCAGGACATTCTCGCGTCACCCGTCCGTCCGGTGAGCCGGTCCATGCCGGGCAGGGCGAGACGGATGGCTGGCATCCACGGCAGGCTTCGGCCATGCGCAGGCTGGTCCGGCTATGGCAGAAGAGCTTGCCGGAGCGCGTCCAGCCCCAGGGATACCCGTCCCAGGTTTGCCAGCCGTACTCGCCAAAAGGCGAGGACTGTCGAACGCAGCGGGAGGTCGATGAGGCCCTGTCTGCGTACTCGGAATACAAGTCAGCGATGGACTGTGTGGAGCATCATTGCTCCAAGCGCCATGCCGATGTCCTTCGGATGACAGTCCAAGGCGAGCCGACGCGACTTGGGACCGAACACTTGGTTCGTGAAGCTCTGTGGAAGTTGTCAGACTTGTGGGCAAAACCAAGAAATCCGTAGGGAAATCAGTGGATTTGCGCTATATTGTGCGGCGTCCGAAGAGGCCTTGGAACCTCTGTCGGACGCCTAACCAACGAATGCCTTGGAGCAATCGAATGGCTGATGAGTTGAGTATGCTCTTCCTCGAAGGGGATCAAGAGCACGATACCCGGACATCGCCGCAGTCCAGCATGAGCGCCCCAATGATCCGGGTATCGGCCTACAAGCGGAAGGAGCGAAACCCCTACCGGAGTTCAGGAAAGCTTTCTCCCGATCTGCCGGCCTGGGTTTATGTGGCTTGCACCAAACGTGGCAAGGTGAAGATCGGGATGTCAAACAACCCCGAGCGTCGGGTCATGTCGCTCAAGGCCTCATTGATGTTTGTCAGGCCCGTTACTTTCATCGCATCCAGAGATGTCGAGAGCCGTGCCCTGGATATCATGGGCCGTCTAACTGGGCAGAGTGAGTGGGTGCATGGGACGGTAGAGCAGGCCATTGAGGCTGTGAATACAGCCTGGGATGCCGTCTCTCGGTACAAGTGGACCGATCCGGCCCTCACCGAAGTCCAGGCAAGAAAATATCGGATAGCCCTTGCAATGGAGCTTCGGAACGGGTAAGTACCGGGCGACCTTATTGCGTCCGAAGCGCCCCGGAGGCTACGGCCTGCCGGGGCTTCGTCGTTCTGGGGGTGTGGATGGCCAAGCTGACCAACCTGCCGCCGCGCCTCGCGCCGATCGACACGCGGACCTCCCTGCCTCCGGCCAAGCAGACCGATGCCCACTACCACAGCCCTGAGCACAGGGCGTGGGCGGCAGAGGGCGCCAGACTTGCTGGCGGGGTCTGTCAGGAATGCGGCCGCAGCGGTGTCCGTCTTTTCGCGGACCACATCCACGAACTGCGGGACGGCGGCGCCCCCTTCGATCCGGCCAACAGGCTGATGAGGTGCGGTGCCTGCCACAGTCGCAAGACAGCGGCCGTCAGGGCGGCGCGGATGAAGGAGCGCTACGCCCAGCGCCCCCGGCGCGAGACCGCCCCAGGCGGCTGACCGACCCGGCCACCCCCGACGGTGCCCGGGAGGTATGCGCCAAGCGCATCAAGAACCGAAATCCGACGGCGAGGCACGCGCCCGACGCATAACCAGTCTCGCCGACCCCACCCCGGGGGGGGATCGAAAGTCCAGACCTCGAAATGGGGCCTGGACCGCATCGGGGTCACCCAGAGAATTCGGCCCCCTGGCCCATTGATTTAATTCAGTCAATCAAACGAGGTTCCCATGCCGCGCGGCGGGTCCCGGCCAGGCGCCGGGCGCAAAAAGGGCAGCAAAGACAAGGCGAACCAGCTCGCCCCATACCTGCCGGTGATCAACGGGCTCACCTCCCTGGAATTCATGCAGGCGGTCTACCAGTCGCCGGACGCGCCGCTGGCGGCCCGGATGGAGGCGGCCAAGGCCGCGTTGCCGTTCGAGCACGCCAAGCTGGCGCCGAAACCCCACCCGAAGGGGGATGACGACGGCATGACGCCCGATGAGGCCAGCTGGGAAGAGGATCTAGCCGAAGCCCGGCCGAACTGATGGGCTGGGACCTCGCCTGTCCCGATTGGGAAGCGCGTATCCGCGCTGGCCGCAGCCTGGTGCCGCCCCTGCCGCTGGACGATGTGGCGGCCGACCGCGCGGTGAAGGTGTTCAACCGGCTCCGGCTGGCTGACGTGCCGGGCAACCCCCGGCTGGCTGACGCGGCGGGGGACTGGTTTCGCGATATCGTCCGGGCGCTGTTCGGCTCCTGGGACGAAGCCACCAAGACCCGGCACATCCGCGAGATTTTCGCGCTGGTGCCGAAGAAGAACTCGAAGACCAGCTATGGCGCCGGGCTGATGCTGACGGCGCTGATCCTGAACCAGCGGCCGAAGGGCAAGTTCCTGCTGGTGGCGCCGACGCAGGATGTCACCGAGCTGGCTTTCGACCAGTGCCGCGGCATGATCGACCTGGACGCCTACCTGACCAAGCGTTTCCACGTTCAGACGCACCTGAAGAAGATCACCGACCGCACCAACGGCGCCACGCTGGAGGTGATGAGCTTCGACCCGAACGTCCTGACCGGGCAGAAGCCGACCGGGTTCCTGGTGGACGAAGTTCACGTCGTGTCGAAGTCGGCCAAGGCGCCCAGCGCCATCGGCCAGCTCCGCGGCGGCATGATCGCGCAGCCGGAGGCCTTCGGGCTCTTCATCACCACGCAGTCGGAGCAGGCCCCGGTGGGCGTGTTCCGGGCCGAGCTGAACCGGGCGCGGGCCATCCGCGACGGGCGCGCCACCGGGCCGGTGCTGCCGGTCCTGTACGAGTTCCCGGACGATATCGCGTCCGACCAGACGAAATGGCGCGACCCCACCAACTGGCGGATGGTCGCCCCGAACGCCGGCCGGTCCATCACGGTGGACCGCTTGGTGCAGGAATTCGACACGGCGCAGCAGCTCGGGGCCGAGGAGGTCCAGCGCTGGGCGTCGCAGCATCTGAACATCGAGATCGGCCTTGGCCTGCGCTCCGACCGGTGGGCGGGCGCCGACCTATGGCAAAGCGCCGCCGAAGAGGTGTCCGGCCCCGAAGACCTGCTGGAGCGCTGCGACGTGATCGTGGCGGGGCTGGACGGTGGCGGCGCGGACGACCTCTTCGCCCTGGCGTTGATCGGCCGCGAGCACGAGACGCGCCGTTGGCTGATGTGGGGCAAGTGCTGGGCGCATCGGATCGTGCTGGAGCGGCGCAAGCAGCTGGCCACCACCCTGCAGGACTTCGCCCATACCGGCGAGCTGACCTTCGTGGATGAGCCGGGGCCGGAAGTGGAAGAGGCCGCCGACCTGATCGCCCGGGTGGACGAGGCCGGCCTGCTCGGCGGCGTCGGCCTGGACCCGATGGGTATCGGCGAGGTGGTGGACGCGCTGGCGGAACGGGGCATCGAGGGCACCGACCGGGTGAAGGGCGTGCCGCAGGGCTGGAAGCTGTCCGCGGCGATCAAGACGCTGGAGCGGAAACTGGCCAACGGCACCTTCGCCCATGCCGGGCAGCCGATCATGGCCTGGAACGTGGGGAACGCGAAGGTCGAGGCCCGGGGCAACGCGGTGGCGATCGACAAGGCCGCCGCCGGATCCGCGAAGATCGACCTGCTGGCCGCGACGCTGAACGCCGCGGTGCTGATGTCGCTGAACCCCGAGGCCAGCGGCGGCCCATCGGTCTACGAGACCCGCGACATGCTGGTGATCTGAGGGGGCGATGGGAATACTCGACTTCTTCCGCCGCGCCCCCGAGGCGCAGCCCGCCTCATCCTCGCCCCTGGCGGAAGCCGAGGCGTTCTGGGGCTACTCGCTGGACGATCCGCGCCTGCTGGAGTTCATGCGTTCCGGCGCCGAGACCCTCTCCGGGGCGGTGGTGACGCCGGAGAAGGCGCTGCAGAACACGGCTGTCTTCCGCTGCGTCGATCTGATCACCTCCACGGTCGGCTCCTTGCCGCTCTACATGAAGCGGGAATATCCGGACGGGCGGGTCGAACTCGCGACCAACCATCCCCTGTATGACCTGCTGCTGCACGAGCCGAACAACTTCCAGTCGCCCTTCGACTTCAAGACCTACATGCAGCGCAACATGCTGGTGGAGGGCGATGCCTTCGCTCTGATCATCCGCTCCCGGGGCCAGATCATTCGGCTGGTTCCGCTGGAGCCCGGCCGGGTCACCTGGCGGCAGAACGCGGACTGGTCGATCACCTACACCTATCAGCGCAAATCCGGTGGGCAGGTCGATTACGGGCAAGGCGACATCCTGCACCTGCGGGGCCTGACGCATGACGGCATCGGCGGCATGTCGCGCACCCGCATGGCCAAGGAGGCGATCGGCCTGGCCATGTCGGCGGAGCGTGCGGCGGCCCGGCTGTTCCGCAACGGCATGCTGGCCGGCGGCTTCCTGAGCCATCCGAAGACGCTCAGCGACCCCGCCGTGGCCCGCCTGAAGGTCGGCCTGGATGCGCTGGCCGGCGCAGATCAGGCCGGCCGGTGGGTGGTGGGCGAGGAAGGGCTCGATCTGAAGCCGTTCCCCACCACCGCGGCGAATGCACAGATGGCCGAGCTGCGGAACCAGCAGATCGAGGAAGTGGCGCGGGCCTTCGGGGTGCCGCGCCCGCTCCTCATGATGGACGACACGAGCTGGGGCTCGGGCATCGAGCAGCTCGGCATCCTCTTCGTCCGCTTCGGGCTGCGGACCTGGTTCTCGGCCTGGGAAGAGGCCATCGGTCGGGCCTGCCTGACGCTGGAAGAGCGCAAGTCGGGCCTCAAGGCGGATTTCGACGAGCAGGAGCTGCTGCGCGGCTCCATGAAGGACCAGGGCGAGTTCTTCGCAAAGGCCCTCGGCGCTGGCGGCGGTCGAGGCTGGATGTCCCAGAACGAGGTTCGCATCGTCACAGGCCTTGGTCGCAGCGCCGATCCGGATGCCGACAGCCTGAAGAACCCCATGACCCAGAAGGCCGGCGCGCCCGGCAACATCAGTGGAGGGACCAGCGATGCATGATCGCTCCCTGCGCGTCCTGGCCCGGGCCCGCCCCGGCCGGATCGACGCGCGCAAGCCCGGCGACGTGACGGCACCGCCGCAGCCGGGCGCCTTCGACCGCTGGAACGCGGGCATCCGCGCCGCCGGCGAGGTCGGGGAGAACGTGATCACGATGTATGACGTGATCGGCGAGGACTACTGGAGCGGCGGCGGCGTCACCGCCAAGCGGGTGGCCGCCGCGCTGCGCTCGATCGGTGCCCGGGATGTGGAGGTCCACATCAACTCCCCGGGCGGCGACATGTTCGAGGGCATCTCGATCTACAACATGCTGCGGGAGCACCCTGGCAAGATCACCGTCAAGGTGCTCGGCCTGGCCGCCTCCGCCGCCTCCGTCATCGCCATGGCGGGGGATGAGGTGCAGATCGGCGCCGCCTCCTTCCTCATGATCCACAACTGCTGGGTCGTGGCCGTCGGCAACCGCTTCGACATGCGCGAAACGGCCGACTGGCTGGAGCCCTTCGACGCCGCCATGGCCGATGTCTACTCCGCTCGCACCGGCCAGGAAAAGGCGCAGGTCGAGGAGTGGATGGGGGCCAACAAGGGCGATGGCACCTACTTCTCCGGCTCCCAGGCGGTGGATCTCGGCTTCGCCGACGCCCTCCTGTCCTCCGACGACGTGACCGAAAGCGCCGAAGCGCGAGCCGAGGGCAAGTCGAAGAGCGCCCTTCTGAAGGTCGAGCTTGGGCTTTGCGCCAGCATGTCGCGCACCCAGGCGCGCTCCCTCATCACCGAGATCAAGGGCAAGCCGGACGCTGCCCTGAACGCCAAGCCGGACGCTGGCGACCTGAGCTGGATCGGCGCGGCTGCCGATCTGACCAACCTCCTCCGTTCCTGAGAGCAAACCCATGCACATGAACCGGGCCGCCCTGCTGGCGGCAACCACCGCGCTCGGCTCCAGCCTGGCGACCCCGCCCCGTGCCGTCTTCGCGCGCCCGCGCGCCGATGCCGGGGGCGACCCGAGCAAGATCCTGGCCGACCTGCAGAAGGCCTTCTCCGAATTCAAGGCAGAGAACGACGCGCGCCTGAAGGGCAAGGCCGATGTGGTCACCGACGAGAAGGTGGAGCGCATCAACGCCGATGTCGGCAAGCTGCAGGCGGCCATCGACGACCTGAACACCCGCCTCGCCGCGGCGCAGGCCGGCGCCGGCACTCAGGAGCCGGTCTCCCCGGAGGACCGGGCCTACGCCTCCGACTTCAGGGAGTGGTTCAAGAGCGGCGACAAGGAGAGCGGCATCCGCGCCGCGCAGCGCACCGGCATCCGCGCCGCGATGTCGGCCGGCTCCTCGGCGGATGGTGGCTATGTCGCCCCGGTGGAGTGGGACCGCCAGATCACCGGCAAGCTGAAGATCATCTCGCCGTTCCGGCAGTACGCCACGGTGCAGTCCATCACCGGGCAGGGCTACACCCACCTGTACAGCGACCGTGCGGTGGGCTCCGGCTGGGTCGGCGAGACCGCCGCGCGGCCGGCCACCTCCACGCCGCAGCTGGCGTCCCTGGAGTTCCGCACCGGGCAGATCTACGCCTTCCCCTTCGCCACCCAGGACATTCTCGACGATGCCCTGATCAACATCGAGGAGTGGCTGGGGGGCGAGGTCGAGACCGAGTTCGCCCGCCAGGAGGGCATCGCCTTCGCCGGCGGCGATGGCGTGAACAAGCCCTACGGCATCCTGACCTATGTGACCGGCGGCACCAACGCTGCCCGTCACCCCTGGGGCGCCATCCCGACCGTGAACACGGGCGATGCCGCCAAGATCACGCTCGATGGCTTCATCGACCTGATCTACAACCTGCCGGCCGCCTTCCAGTCCAATGCGAAGCTGTTCATGAACCGCCAGTCGGTCGCGACGGCCCGCAAGATCAAGGATGCCGCCGGCGGCTACCTGTGGCAGCCCTCGGTCGAGGCGGGACAGCCCTCGACCATCCTCGGCGCGCCGATCGTGGACCTGCCGGACATGGCCAATGTGGCCGCCAACGCCATCGTGGCGCTCTACGGCGACATGGCCGCGACCTATGTCGTGGTGGATCGGATCGGCATCCGCGTGCTGCGCGATGCGATCAGCAATAAACCTTATGTTGGGTTCTATACGACCAAACGAGTTGGCGGGGGCGTCAAGAACCCCGAGCCGATGCGCGCCCTCAAGGTCGCCGCCTGATCCACCGGCGCCGGCCAGCGCCGGCGCCGCCCCCTGTCTCCCACCTGAGAGGAAAGGAGGCCGTCATGGCCGCCAGGAAGACCGACGACACCCAGGTCGCCGAGGAAGAGGTGAAGACCGCCGCCGCGGAGAACGCCATGTCGCAGCCCGAAGGCACCGAGGAGGGCGATCCCGCCGAGGCCACCACGACCGTCGCCACCAGCGGCGCCACCGTGGAGCCTGCCGTGGTGGAAGCCCTGCCGATGGAGCATCCGGCGGTGGACAGCGAACCCCGCAAGGGCCTGCCGCCCGAGAGCTCGCGCATCGACTTCAACGACCCGAGCTACTGAGGCTCGGGCATGCTGACCGTCGTCACTCCCGCCACCACCACGCGCCTCACGACGATCGCCGCGGCGCGTGACCACCTGATGGTGGGCGACGACGTGTCGGACATCCTCCTGGGCGACTGGATCGACCAGGCTTCGGCCTCCATCGTGGAGTTCTGCGGCCGTCCCTTCGCCCGGGAGAGCGTCCGCGAGACGTTCCGGGGCGTCTGCGGCTACGCCATCATGCTGTCGCGCTTTCCCGTCGTCGGGACGCCGGCGGTGGTGATGGACGGCACAACCCTGGCCGCCTCCGACCTGGAGTGGGATGCGGAGGCCGGCCTGCTCTACCGCCTGCGCGGTCTGGACCGCTTCGCCTGGGGCTGCCGCGTGGCAGCCGTCACCTACACGGCCGGCTGGCTGCTGCCAGGGCAGGAAGGCCGGGATCTACCGGCGAACATCGAGCAGGCGTGCCTGACCATGATCGCCGCCCGCTACGGGGCCCGGGGCCGCGACCCGATGCTGCGCTCCGAAAGCACCGAGGGCGTTGGCTCCGCCTCCTGGATCGCCACGGCCGACATGGGCGCGCTGCCGCCCCAGGCCGCCGATCTGCTCACCCGCTATGTCCGCGTCTCGGGGTTCTGATCCATGTCCCAGGCTCTCCAGACCCGCCGGCGCATGATCCGCAGCCGGGGGCGCAGCATGGTGCTGACGCGCCAGGCCAAGGGCGCGACGCCGGCTGTTTCCGTCACCCTGACGGGCTTCCCGCGCACCTATCGCCCCGAGGAAATCCAGGGCGGCGTGCAGGCCAACGACCAGCAGGTCGAGATCCTGAACGACGAGATCGCCGCCGCAGGCTGGCCGGTGCCGCCGGGCAATCCGGATCGGCTGGTGATCGATGGCCGCACCTCCACCGTGAAGGGCGCCCGGCCGATCTATGACGGCCCCGCCCTGATCGGGTGGAGCATCTGGGTGAGCGGCTGATGTCTTCACCTGAGGTCTACCAGGACGCCCGCACGCTGATCGCCGACGGCGCCGCGCAGATCGGCCTGCCGGTCGCTTGGCCGAACGCGGCGTTCGATGTGCCAGAGCCCCCCGCCCCCTTCCTCGCGGTCGAGGTGATGGGCGACGGCGCCGAGCCCTACGAGCTGGGCGGCGGGGTCTGGGTCGAGGACGGCACGATCGAGGTCGCCGTGGTGGTGCCGACCGGCACCGGCATCGAGCAGGGCCTCACGCTGCGCAAGGCGGTCGCCGGATGGTTCCGCGGCCTGCCGGCCCGTGAGGTCACCTATGACCGTTTCATCCTCGACGCGGGCGCGATGGATGAGGACGGCAACTGGTTCAGGCTGCCTTTGAGAATTTCCTACCGGTTCCAATCGATCAGTCTCTGAGGAGGGCCTGATGGCCGATCGCACGTACATCATCCGCGATGAGCGCGGGAAAGAGATCGAGCGCCAGACCTGGGACGAGCGCCTTGCGCCGGTCCTTCAGGCCGGCCAGAGCGCTGAGCCAGTGCTGACCAAGGAGGAGGTAAAAGCGGCGGATGCTGCTGAGAAAGCCGCCGCCAAGGAAGATGCCATCGCGCAAAAGGCCGCCGAGAAGGCTGAGTGATCGCCGGGGCCGCGTCGGCCCATTCGTCGTGAACATCAAGGGTCGCCTCGGCGGCCCTTTTTCTATGGAGGACCGACGTGACCGCTACGTCCGGATATACCGCTGGCGTCGAAAGCAACCTCGTCCAACTTGCATACGTGCAAGAGACGGCTTGGGGTGTGACGCCTACTGCAAAATTGCAGAACATCCGCTTCACGGGCGAGAGCCTGCGCGGCCAGAAGAGCCGCCAGCGCCCGAGCGAGATCAACACCAACCGCGTGGCCTCGGCCGCCGTGACCACCGACGAGACGGCCTCGGGCGGCATCGACTTCGCGCTGAGCTACGGCACCTATGACGACCTGCTGGCCGGCCTGCTCGGTGGCGAGTGGGTGCCGGGCACCGGCAACGCGGTGCTGACCAACGGGCTGGTCTTCAAGAGCTTCACCTTCGAGAAGCGCTTCGGCTCGGCCCTGTTCCTGCAGTATCCCGGCTCCTTCATCTCGGGCGGCACGCTGAACATCGCGCGCGGCCAGTTCCTGTCAGGCTCGCTGAACGTGCTGGCGAAGCAGGAGCTGAAGGCCATCACCTCCGCGTCCACCGGCGGCACCTACACCGCTGCCACGACCGGCCGCGTCATGGACCCGGTGGGCGGCGTGCGCGACGTGCAGATGGACGGTGCGGCGGTCCAGGCGGTCTGCAACAGCATCACCCTGAACATCAGCAACGACGGCGCCGCGGCGGATTTCGGCCTGGGCTCGGCGGCGGCGCAGGGCATGCGGATGGGCAACTTCCTGGTCGGTGGCTCGGCGGAGTTCTACTTCCGCGACTTCACCCTCTACGACCGGTTCAAGTCCGAGGCGCAGGGCAACTTCTCCTTCCGCACGCTCGATGCGGCCGGCAACGCCTACAAGTTCGAGCTGCCCGCCTCCGCCCTGATGAACCCCACGGTCAATGCCGGCGGCCCTGGCCAGCCGGTCCTTGCACGTTACGATTTGGAGGGAAATCCCAACGCTTCTGGCGTCGCCCTGCAAATCACGCGGACGCCGATCGTCTGATCGCGGTCCGGCGCCGCGGCGCTGGGCTGTGTAGGGGCCGGCTTGTTCTGCGGGGAGCAAAGCCGGCCCCGCTTCCCGCATCCCCGTATCCTTCCCGCAGAGGAGGCCAGACATGGCCCGCATCTCCACCCTGACCGCCGTCGAGCCCTCCGAGAAGGGCGACTGGATCGCCCCCGGCGGCGATGCCGATGACATCGAGGTCCAGACCGTCGGCTTCACCGACGCCTATACCGACGCGCAGGCGCGCAAGCACCGCCGCTTGGCGCAGGCCTATGGCGGCGACGTCTCGGCCGTGCCGGTGGCGCTGCTGCGCAAGGCGAACCTGGAGTGCCTGCTCCAGCACAGCGTGTTCGGGCTGCGCAACCTGCAGGGCGACGACGGCACCGACATCCCCTTCGAGACCGTGAAGCGGATGGCCTTCGAGCCGCAGTACCGGCCGATCGCCGATGCCATGTTCGCCGCGGCCCGCCTCGCCACCGCCCGGCGCAAGGCCGATATCGAGGACGCGGAGGGAAACTCCGTGCCGCCCTCCGATACCATTTCGAATGGAGCGCCTACGCCGAGCTGATCGAGGAGACGGAGGAAGAGGAGCGGCCCGACAAGCCGGAGGTGGAGGACTGGCTCGCCTGGGTGTGGCGGGCCTGGCACGCGCTCCACGACGAGCGGTCGCATACCCTGGTGGGCATCTCGGTGCCCCTGGGCGCGATGATCCTGAAGCCCAGGCCTGGGCGCATCCCCTGGTCCGCCGTCGATCGCTGGTGCCGCCGGCACCGCTATTGCCGGTCGCAGCAGGATTTCCTGCATCGGATGGTCCGAGCGATGGACCAGGAATTCCTGGCCTGGTGGGCCTCGAAGGAGGGCAAGGGTTGAGCGGTTCCGCGTTTCGGCAGGCGGCCAGCGTGTTCGTGGCGCGCCACCTGTCCGCAGCTGCCCGTTCCCGCATCCTGGCCGATGTGGCGATCCGTGGCCGGGAGCAGCTGATCCGGGAAGGCCGGGCCAGCCGCTCCTTCACGACCACGGTTGACGGCCGGAAAGGTGCCGCGGAAAGCTCCGTCCAGCCCGAGGGAACCATCGTCTACCGCTTCCAACTGCTGGGCGAGGCCGCGCTCTTCGCCATGGGCTACCTCCGGGGCCGCTCGCCGGTGAAGAGCGGACGCTTTCGGGAGGGCTTCGTCTACGCGGTGGGCGAGCGCGGTTCGAAGCGTGGTGGCGCACAAGCCGAGCTCTATACCACCGGACGGATCATCCGTCCCGACAGCTTCGATCCGCAGAAAGTCGATGCCGATGTCGGCGAGATCCTGATCTTCAACCGGCAGCCTTACAGCCGGAAGGTGGACGTGCAGCTGGTCGGCAATCGTCGGCTACGCTTCAGCGTGCCGCCCGACATGTTCGATGATGCCGCCGCAGCGGTGCAGCGACGGTTTCCGACCCTCAGCGCCAGGCGCATCTACCAGATCCGTTTCCCTGGACAATGGGTCCGAAAGCGCGGCCAGGGCGCTGGCCGGGCCGTGGAAAGTCCTGCGCTGGTGATCAGCGTGAGGGGTTAGGGCTTTTACATCTAGAAGACTGAGGCATTTCCAGCTTTCCGCAACCGTTCGCATTTATCGAAATTGCTGAATACAAACTGCAAGCGCAGGTAAGATTTACTCTGATCGAGAGCGGCAACGTTTAGAAGAACTTCCGTCACTCCATTCTTAATTGGAGCGCCGCTTGGTTTACCCCATGCTGCCTGGAAAATGCGTTCATTTTGTCTTATTGACATCACCCACTCTTCATCATTTTTCCAGAGCGCGCCGGTTTTTAGAAAATCATTGAGCCCAGATTTCCCATAGGTTGCTTCGAGTTGTTCACGAACTTCCTGAAAAGCACTTCTAACCGAGCGCCCGTATCGGTCATTCGAGTGAGTGATGCCTGCCGCAGACAGACGACAGACGCCGGTTTCCTGCGTGATCTGAACATGGAACAGCTCAAACTCAGGGTGCTTGCGCGGCGGAACGATCCGCAGCCAACCGGGGCGTACTTCTTCTTCTATTTTGATCGCCGAGCGCGGTGTTCCTTCGCTAATACCAAAGGGCTGTGAGTGCGCGCTGACACACGAGAGAACCAGAAGTAAGGCGGACACAGCCAAGCGTTGCATCAAGAACCTCCATCCCGACCCCGCAACGTTAGCGGTTCGCGGAATGGTTGTGGAGGGGTTACCTGGAGTGCTGCGCCTGCCGCCGGGTCAGCCAGTAGGCCCCGGCGCCGATGGCCAGGAACAGCGCCGGGACGCCGAAGACGGCGTAGAGTTCGAGAGGGGTCACCGGTTGCCGGTGGGCGCCGGGATGATCGCGGGCGGACCGGAGATCTGCTGCGGGCGGGGCTTGACCCGGTAGTGCCCGGAGGGACGGCGAGGGGTATGATCCGGCCTGGACTTCTTCCACTCCGTGAACCGCTCTGCCTCTTCGGCTTCCTTGATACGGGACGTCAAGGAGGCGGACAGGAGGTCGAACTTGGTGGTCTGCTTGCGCTGTGTCCAGAGGGCAGCGAAGCCCAGGATCACCGCAGCCAGTGGGCCGAAGACAGCGAAGAAGAGCAATCCGGTCATCGAAGTCGTCCTAAAACCCTCCTGGCCGCCCAATGTAGGCCGCAGCCTATCGCTATCCAAGCTAGAAAGCCGAGAGCGGTTGCGACGACCACCGGGATAGCCCTGGGCATCCCTTCAGGGTGAACAAGGTAGCTGGCCACCGGAGCGATCACGCCGACCGAGAAGGCGGCCGTCGAACCTCGATCAAGGGCTGCCGCGACCAGCTTGGCTTGCTCATTGTAGACCAGTTTGGCCTGGGCAAGATCTTCCTTGAGTTCGGCAGAGGATTTTGTTGGCACGGAACTGCGTGACTAATCAGTCGTCTAGCTTGATCCCAGCATCTTTGACCCGTGCTTCCAGTCGATCCATTCGATGGATCATTTCGGTCAGCATCACTCGGAGTGGTTCGGCGCTTGGTTGGGGTTCGAGGGATGCTTCGAGACGAGCAATGACCTCCGCGTTGAAGGACCGATTGGCCTCGAAGGCCGCAGCCTCCAACGCCTCCTTGAGCGCACTAGGCATTCGAATGCGTGTCTGCGGGTCGTCTCTGGCCATGCCTCACACTGGCACAGATTATCCTTGACCGAAACGGCACGGATAGGCACAATATGTTCCGGAACACATTGTTCCGATGTGAGGCAAGAGGATATGCAAGTTCGAGAGTACCCCATGTTCCGGGTCCGTCTACCGCCGGATCTGGCCGAAGCCCTCAAACGGCAAGCCGAGCGCAATCGGCGCAGCGTGTCGCGCGAGGTTGAGATGTGTGTGGTGGCTGAACTTGAGCGCCATGCGCCTTCCCGCCCCGAGACGGGCGGAACACCGGCGGCAGGGGTGGCTTCGCAGGCGTAACCCCGCCGCCGGTTCCATATCGCCCGATCCGCCCTGGCAGGCGGGGTAGGGCACCACCCAAGCTGACGGAAACAGCTCAAGTGATCGAACAGAACATAGTGCAGCCGACCGTCGATGGCCAGAAGAAGACGGCTCTGGAACCCAAGGTGACGGTCAAAGACGGTCGCATCTGGGCCGATAGCCGCGATGTGGCTTCGTTCTTCGGGCGCGAGCACAAGAATGTCCTCCGCGACATTCGGGGATTGCATTGCTCCCCGGAATTCCATCGGCTCAATTTTGCGCCGTTCAAAATCAATGACTTAACCGGAGAAAGCACCTCCCACTACGAGATGACGAAGAGCGGCTTCGCCTTCCTCGTCATGGGCTTTACCGGCCGGGAAGCGGGCAGGTTCAAAGAGGCCTACATCGCCCGGTTCGACGAGATGGAGGCCGAGCTTCGGGATCGCGGGCCGGCCGATATCGCGGCCATGCTGAACGACCCCATGGCGCTCCGCAGCATGCTCATCGGCTACAGCGAGCGTGTCATGACCCTTGAGGCGCAGGTCGCGGCGGACAAGCCGAAGACGGTCTTCTACGACCGCTTCGCCAATGCCGATGGCCTGTACGGCATCCAGAATGCCAGCCGGGCTCTCGGCTTGCCGCCCAACAAGCTCTCGTCTCTGCTGAAGCAGGGCTACCTATTCTACCAGGGCGGGAACCTCGTCGCGAAGGCGGTGTACCGGGAACAGGGCCTGTTCGAGATGAAGAACAGCCTGGACGATCAGGGCAAGACCCGTTTCCAGACCTTCGTCACTCCGAAGGGGCTTCTGTATTTTGCGCGGAAGTTCGGCCTCACTGTGCAGCCGAAGGCGGAGGAACTGAACTGATGTCAAACACTCCGGATACCATCGTTGCGGGCGTCGATTTTGAGCGGATGGACACCGAGCATCTGGTGCTGTTCGCTAACGCGCTTCTGACTACGGCGTGCCAGTTTGCACTGAAACAGGACGTGATGCCGGCTCTAAGGTGCTGGGAAGCCGCCAGGAAGGCACTCTCGTTTGCTGGCATTGATCTGGAAATTTCACCGCTTACCGCTGCCGTACATTACTACATCATGTCAGTGGGATTGGATGTCCCACTCGAAGACGGCGAGATTGCCGTGTATCACCCATTCTTTGCGCAAAATGTTGGCGCTCTCGTCCCCGGCGCGACCATCGTGAATATCCCCAACCATCCGGAGGGCAAGTGTGATTTCCTGCTTGATTGCGGCGGCCATCTAAGGCCCGTCGAGATCAAGAGAGGGGACTTCGACTGGAAGGCTAAGCGCCAGCTTCGGGGGTACATGGATTTCTACGGGGCGGATCATGGGTACGCCGCTGCCCCGCGCCTCAAGTGCAAGCTCGACGCCGACATGACGTTCCTCCATCTGGACCTGTCATCTCCGACGGGGGAGGCACACTGATGTCTCTCCACGAAGCCGTGGCGCGAATGGACGACCCGGCGGCGCCGCGCATCGCCACTTACGGTGAGCGGCACTTCCTGCGCGCGGTCTGGTCCGTGGCGGGGACCGACGTGACGGTCCGGACCTGCATCACCCTGGGGATTGATCCCGAGGTGGTGGACAGCATCGCGGCCATGTCCGTGATGAAGCCCGCAGGGGTCCAGATCCACTAGCGATCTGAACCGACCATCGACGACGACCAAGGGCACCCCACCGGGTGCCCTTTTCATTTCTGGAGGGGGATGATCCATGGCCACTGTCTCCCAGGTGACCGAAGCCGCCTTCACCGGCCGCTTCGAGGACCAGATGACCGCCGGCGCCAACGCTGCGGCCAAGGCCATCTCGGGGCTCGGCGCGGCAGTCGAGGCCACCGAGGAGAGGGTCACCCGGGCGGAGCGGAGCGCGAAGTCCTGGGTCAACTCGCTTGATCCGATCACGCAGGCTGAGAACCGGGCCGCCAAGGCAAAGCGCGACGCCGCGGCGGCACAGAAGGCCCTGGGCGAGGAATTGCAGGCCGGCGGCGAGCGTGCGCAGCAGGCGCAGCGGGCGCTGGATACCCTGACCGCCAAGGTGCAGCAGGCCGAAACGCGCCTGACCGCCCTCAAGACGGCTGCCGCCGACACGTCCAACGGCATGTCCACCATCGTGGACCACAGCCGCACGCTGGCCACGGCGAACGACAACACCGCGACCAGCGCCAACCGGCTGGCTTCGCAGGTGCAGAACGCCTCCTACCAGATCGGCGACTTTGCCGTGCAGGTGGCCTCCGGGCAGTCTGCCGTGACCGCCCTGGCGCAGCAGTTGCCCCAGCTTCTCGGTGGCTTCGGCATGGTCGGCGCGCTAGCGGGCGCGGCTGTCGCCATCGGTGCGGTGATCTACCGCCTGGTGGACAGCAACAAGACCCTGGCTGAGACGCTGAGCGACGTCGGCGACGCCATGGCCGCACTGGACAAGGCCTCGTCTGCCCGCACAGCAAACCTCGAAAGCGAGGCGCAGAAGGTCCAGGCGCTGACCGAGTATTACGGCCGGCTGACCCAGGCACAGCTTGCCGGGGAGCAATACGACCTTTCGAAGCGGCGGGAGGAGCTGAACAAGAGCCAGAAGAGCCTCTTTACGGAACTCACTGGAAGCTACTCGCTGGAGACTGGTCTCAGCCCCTTGGCGGCGAACCCTCAACTCGCCCTCATGAGCGATGCAGATCAGGCGCGTCTTAGCGCCGTGAATGAGGCGCTAGGAACCCTCAAGGAGACCGGCAACCAGACGCGCGAGGCCGTCTCTGGCGTCATCGGTGAACTGCTGAATTACGCCAACCAGTCTGAAACGACGCGTTCCGCGATCATGCAAACGGTTGAGGCTCTGCGAGCTAAGATCGACCAGATCGTGGCGCTCGGCGAGAAGAACGACACCCTGACCCGGGCCGAGGATGCCGCCGCGGCGGCGGCCAAGACGGCGGGCGAGGCGGTAGCGGGCTTCGGGCGGCAGGCGAGTGGCGCCACCGGCCAGACGGACGGCCTCTCCAGCTCGGTCGGTCGCCTGCGGGCCAACCTGGAGACGCTGCGCAAGGCCTCGGCTGATGCTGCATCCGCCCCAGCCGAGATGCTCGACAAAGCCCGCGCCTATTACGAGGTGGTGGCCAAGGGGGACAACCAGGCTGCGGCGGTCTTCAAGAAGCAGCAGGACCGCGCCTCGCAGCTGGATGATGTCGTGCAGCGGCAGGCCGATCGGGTGGAGGCCGCGCGCAAGGCCGAGCTTACCGCTCAGGCGGAACTGATGGCGAAGGAGCAGGGCCGGCAGGTTGGCGTCGCTGATCTGGGAAAGATCGAGGAAACGCTGGCCAATGAGCGCCAGGCGAACCTCACAAAGTTCCGCCAGCAGTATCAGGAGGCCTTCGAGTATCAGGACAAGGCCGATACTCAGACCCTGAAGAACGAGCGCGATAAGCAGGCTGCCACGCGGGCCACCGCGCAAGCGCGCAGGGATGCTGCCGCCGCGGCGAAGGCTGAACGCGAGGAACTGGCTGCGAGCCTGCGTGTCTACAGCGAGCTGCGCCTCGATGGATCTAGCAAGCTACTCCTGGGCAGCGACGCCGATGCAACCGCGCTGAAGGCGATCCGGCAGGCCATCAAGGGCAGCGAGTTGGACCCGGCGGTCCAAAAGGCGGCTCAGAAAAAAGCCGATGACGAATACGACCAAGCGGTGAAGGAGCAGCAGCGCGAGAGCAAGCGCATCACCGACGACATCGTGGACTATTCGGCCGACCGCTTTGCCGACCTGTTCAGCGAGAACAGCCGGGGTTGGAAGGGGATGCTCGACACCTTCGAGCAGACCGCCAAGTCCACCATGGCGAGGATCGCGGCGCAGCTCATCTTGCAGCCGATCATCGCGCCGATCGTCAGCGGCGTGATGGGCACCGCCAACGATAACAGCTTCCTGTCCGGCAGCGCCTCTGGCACGAGCAGCCTGATCGCCAGCGCGGGTGGCGGCATCGGCGGAACGGCCTCGCAGGTGGCGGGGTTGAGCGGCAGCATCAGCAAGCTGTCCGACGCCGCCAGCGGCATCGGCAAGCTGTTCGGCGGCAACGGCGGGTTCCAGACCGGCTATGCCGGCATCGACAAGTACCTGAACTACAACCTGACCAACACCGGCACGGCCGGCGAGACCGCTTTCGCGCAGGCTGCGGGCATCCGCGCGCCAGGCCTCAGCGTCGGCCAGGCCGCCGGCGCGGGCCTGGGCATCGCCGGCGGCGCCTACGGCATCTACCAGGGCATCCAGACCGGCGGCGCCAAGGGTGTGGCGCAGGGCATCTCGGGCGCGGCGGGCGTGGCTGGGGGCACTGCGACCCTGGCGACCGGGCTTGGCGCGGCCTCCGGCGCCATCGCGGCCGTCGGCGCGGTGGCGCCCTACGTCGCCGTCGCCGCGCTGATCGCGAGTTATTTCCTCTCTGGGCAGAAGCCGTCCGACAAGACCGGCACCTCGACCCTGAATTTCCTGACCGGAGAGCAGGACGAGGGCGGCCTGTCCGGCGCCCGCTACGACCAAGGGAACCGGAACGAGGCGGCCTCCATCGCGGCTTCCGGCTGGCAGATCCAGGACACCTACAAGGACCTGATGGGGCTGAGCCAGAACGTCCCGCTGGCCTACCAGATCAGCGTCGGCAACCGAGACGGCATCGGCCTGCGCATCGGCGACACCACCCAGACCTTCGAGCGCACCGACGAGGGCTCGCAGGAGCTGGCCAAGGCCCTGACGAAGGCCATCATTGATGCCGGCGCCTCGATCGCCTCGCAGGACGTGAAGAATGTCGTGGCCGCCTCGGGCGACGACATCGACACGATCACCGCGAACCTGGAGTGGTACAAGAACACCTATCAGGCGGCGATCAAGGACGCGTCCGGCAAGACCAGCGAGTTCCAGCAGGCCCTGGATGCGCTGACGACGCAGTTCGATCCGATGATCGGCAAGGCGGCCTCGCTCGGCCTGGAAACGGAGAAGCTGACCGACGCGCTGGACAAGGCCCGGCAGGCGGTGATCGACAACCGCCAGGCCCAGCTCCTCGCGCTGGAGGACAGCTTCGACCAGCGAAACGCCGCCGCCACCGGCCAGTCCAACAGCGCCGCCTACCAGATGGCGCAGTTCAACATGGCCGCCGAGCAGGCCGCGCAGGATCTCTACACGCAACTGCGCCTGGTGCAGGGGCTGACGGACGAGGAAGCGGTGCCGTTCCAGCAGCGCCTCGGCTCCACGCAGGCGTTGGAACGGGAGGCCCTGCAACGGCAACTCGCCGCGGCACAGGCGTCCAACGACAACGCGCTGTGGGACCGGATCGGTTCGGCCCGCGCCGACACGACGGCTGAGGATGCCCTGTGGGACTACAACCGCAAGGCGACGCAGGAATGGTTTGCCGCCACCACCGACGGCATGACCGACCTGACCCTCCTGGCCCGGACCCAGGCCGAGGAGCGGCTGGCGATCGAGCGGAGCTATGCCGAGAAGGCCGAGGCGCTGCGGCAGGAGAGCCTGCAGGCCGAGCTTTCCGCCATGCAGACGCTGGCCAGCCAGAGCCAGGTGCTGACCGGATGGCTGAACGAGAGCGCGCTGAACAGCGAGACGCTCTCGCCCGAGGCGCGGCTGAGCGAGGCGCAGCGGCAGTTCGAGGCGGCGCGCAGCGCGGCGCTCTCAGCCGGGCCCGGCGAGGCGGACCTGTCCGCCGTCACCTCGGCGGCGAGCAGCCTGATCTCGGCGGGGCTGGCGGTGAACGCCTCCTCGCCCATGCAGGCGGCGCTGGAGGGATGGGTACGGCAGAGCGTGACCAGCCTGGGCGCGCAGCTCGACCTGCCGGCCTTCTCGGACGACATCACCTCGGCCGTGGCGCGCCTCCAGGCGGCCAGCGTGGCAGCGACCAATGACGTGAAGGTCTCGGTGGATGCCCTGGCGGCCGAGTTCCGGCTGTGGCGCCAGCAGATGCGCGCGGCGGCGGCATGAGCGGCCTCCTCGCGCTGAACGGTCCGGCGGAGTTCCTGCTGGAGCTGCGCTCGGCGGCCACTGGGGCCGCGGTCGATCCGCCGCCGTGGGGCATGGCCGGTGGCCTGCCGCTGGCCGCGCGACCGGAGGAGATGCCGGTGCCGGAGGCCAACTCCGCCCTGCTGCGCCTCTCGCGCTGGGGCTGGATCGGCGAGCCCGGCGACACCGCCGCGCCGAACACCGCCTATCCGGCCCGGCTGACGGCGCCGCCCTCGCTGAGCTGGGCGCTGCCGATCCTGCCGGAGAACGACCGCCGCGGCACCGCCACGGCCGGGACGGTGACGCTGGACAATGCCGATGGCGGCCTCTCCATCATCGGCGGCGACTGGAGCATGGCCGGCCGCACGGCGCTGCTGCGGCGCGGGCCCTATCGCTCGCCGCTGCGGGCGGACAGCGCGGCCTTCGCCACGGTGGCGGCGCTGCGGGTCGGCTCGGCGGCGATGGGCACAGACAGCCTGACGGTGGAGTTGATCAGCGCCGCGGCGGATCTCGCCGTGCCGGTCTGCGGCACCTACGCGGGCACCGGGGGCGCCGAGGGGGATGCCACCCTCAAGGGCCAGAACCGGCCGCTGCTGCTGGGCATCGGGCGCAACATCGAGCCGGTGCTCGTGCTGGCTGCGAAGCTGCTCTACCAGGTCTCGGCCCAGGCGCTCTATGCGGTGACCCAGGTGCGCGACAAGGGCGCGGTGCTGACCATCGGCAGCAACTACGCCACGGCGGCGGACCTGCTGGCGGCCACGGTCGGCGCCGGCACGGTCGCCACCTGCCTCGCGGCCGGGATGATCCGGCTCGGCTCCACGCCGCAGGGGCCGCTGACGCTGGATGCCCAGAGTGCGGCGGACAGCAACCATGGCGGCATCGCCCTGGCGCTGCTGCGCGGGCCCGGCGGGCTGGCGGAGGACCGGCTGGTGGCCTCGGCCTTCACGGCGCTGCCGGCCGGGCCGGCGGGGTTCCTGTTCCCGGACGGAACCGTGGCCGATGCGCTGAACCGGGTGCTGGCGAGCTGCGCCGGCTGGTGGGGCACGGACCGGCAGGGGCGGCTGACCGCCGGGCGCCTGGCGGTGCCGGAGCAGACGCAGCCGGCCTTCCGGCTGGAGCGCTGGATGCTGGACGAGGCGGCGGACCGCACCGGCCGGGCCATCCAGGAGGTGGCGGGCTCGGTGCCGCGCTACGGCGCCCGGGTGAAATACGGGATGCTGGCCCGGACCCAGGCGGCCTCCGAGGTGGTGGCCTCGGCCCCGGCCTACGGCGATGCCGCGGCGATGGACTACCTGGCCAAGGGCTACAAGGTCGGCGCCTCCATCCAGCCTGCGATCCAGAGCCAGTTCCCGACCGCCACCAGCCCCGAGCCGCTGGACAGTGGCTGGGCGAACGAGGCCGATGCCGCCGCGCAGGCGGCCTATCTGGTGGCGCTGCACGGGGTGCGGCGGCGCTTCTGGCAGGTGCCGGTCGGCCAGTGGGGGCATCAGCTGGCGCTCGGCATGGCGGTCGGCGCCGACCATCCGCTGCTCGCGAACAGGACCTGGATCGTCCAGGCCCTGGAGGGCGAGGGGGATCTGCTGGAGGCCACGCTGTGGGGATGAACCGATGCCCGTGCTGATCGCGCGCGAGAACCTGCTGGAGGCGAGCGGGGCGGCGCTGGTGGCGGACAGTGCCCTGAGCGGCCTCGGCGTCTTCAACCTGCTGACCCCGCGCCTGGGCGAGGTCTGGCGCACCGGGGGCATCGCCGAGGCGGTGCGCACCACGCCGGTCAGCACCAACAGCAACAGCGGCGCCGTGATGGGCGCCAACACCACCCGCACCGGCACCACGGCGGGCTTCGACGGCACCGCGGGGCGGGCGGTGCTCTACAGCAACTCGGCTACCACCAATGCCTATGTGGCGAAGACCGTCGCGGTGAAGGGCGGCCGGCGCTACTCGGTGCAGGTCAACATCCGGCGCGCCAGCGGCGCCAGCACGACCGGGGCCGCCATCCAGGTCCAGGGCGCCGGCACGGTCCGCACCCTGAACATGACCGCCTTGGCGCAGGGCACCGCCTGGCAGCTGCTGGAACTCCAGTTCACCGCCGAGCAGAGCGGCACGGCCACGATCTTCTTCGCGGTCAACACCGGCGCGCTGGATTACGCCCTCGACGGCGCCACGCTCTACGAGCTGGTGACCGGCACGGCGGGGAGCCAGACCACCCTGCTGGCGGCCGACCTGGGCTCGGCCAAGGCGGTCAACCACCTGGTGCTGGCGGCGCCGCGCGACGGGCTGCTGCCGATGGATGGCGCCACTGTCCGGCTCTGCGCCTCCAACCTCTGGCCCTACGGCACCGAGGTGCTGGACACCGGCATGCAGGCGCTGGCCATGCCGCGCGGCTACTGGGCCTGGCTGCCGGCCAGCGCGGTCACGGCGCGGTACTGGTGGGTCCAGTTCAACGCCCCGGCGGCGCAGGCCTACCTGCAGTTCGGCCGGCTCTGGTTGGGCAACGGGCTGCTGCCGCTGAAAGGCGCCGCGCCGGATGGCTACGACCCGGCAGCCAGCGATGATGCCGCCTCCCGCCCCCGCCGGACCGCCAAGTTCCAGATCCAGGCGCTCTCCGAAACCGAGGCCGATGCCTTGGAGGCGCTGGGGCTGGCCGTGGGCACCCAGCAGCAGGTGCTGGCCATCCCGCGCACCGAGCGCGCTGGCCTGACGGCCGTGCTGGGGCGCTTCACCACGATCCCATCGCCGGCGCCGCGCCAGGCCTGGGACAGCCGCGGCCGCCTCTACACCGCCGACATCGCCCTGCAGGAGGACCGCTGAGATGGTCGCCATCGTGACCGCCGACATGGTGCTGGTGGAGAGTTATTCCGGCGGCACCGGGGCGCTGGAGGTGGGCTCCACGGTCGCGGGCTTCCTGGCACCCGGTAGCCAGATCGCCTCCGGGGCCCGGGCCGTGTGGCGCTGCACCTCGGCCGACCACTCGCAGTGGGAGGAGTTCGTCGGCACCTATTCCGCGGGCTCCCCCAACACCGTCAGCCGCGACGCGCTGCTGCTGCGCTCGGACAGCGGCTCGGGCTTCATCAACTGGACCTCGGGCCAGAAGAAACTGCTCTTCCCGGTTATCCCCTCGCGCTACCTGCCGCTGCTCGACACCGATGGTCGCGTGCCGCTGGCAAACATGCCGCTGACGGTGAACCTGCAGGCCGCCGACTGGAACGGCAACTTCGGGCTCAGCACCACCGCTGCCGAGTTTGTAGCCATCGGCGCCCCATCGGGTGCCCGCCTGCTGGAGATCGAGGCATCGGCCCGGCTGGAGAGCGGCAGCACCACGGCCTGCACCGCGACGATGCTAGCCCGCGTTTACGATGCGGCTGACGCCGCCGTAGTCGCGGAATACACGCTAGGCCAGGCCACGCTGCACGCCAGCAACGCGCACTACGTGACATTCAGCGGCCGGGCCGAGCATGTCTTTGCTTCCCCCATTCCACAGCAGCAAATCGTCCGCTGGCTAGCCATGATCGACCAGCCTGTATCTCCGATCAGCATCTACCAGTTGCGCGGCAAGATCCGCGCGCACCTCCAAGCTTGAGGAGTGGCTATGCCAACCGCTGCTTACGCCAATGCAGACAGCACCGATGTGGCGCTGACGCGAGATGACGGGACCGTGGTTGCCGTGAAGCCGGACGACCCACGGCTGGAGGGCGTCGAGATCGCGCCCTACGCGCCTGACCCCGTGCCCGTGCCGCAGGAGGTGACCCGCGCCCAGGCGCGCGTCGCCATGGCGGGCCAGATCCTGCCCGATGGCCGCTCGCTGCTGAAGGCCACGAAGGCGCTGATCGCTGGCCGGCTGGAGGCGGTGGAGAGCCTGCCGGACAGCGACCCGGCCAGCATCGCCGCCGAGCAGCTGAACGAGTGGTGGGAGAGTGCCGCCACCTACCGCCGCGACCATCCCGCCATGGCTGAGGTCGCCGGGCAGTTCGGCCTGAGCGATGCCCAGGTGGACGCGTTGTTCCGCACCGCCGCCGCGGTGAGCTGATCCCCCGGCCGCGGGCAGCGGCCACTCCTCGCAACCACCCCTGACACATCCCCCGAGCGTGCCCTCAGCGACGGTCCAGCAGGATCGCCGCCGATCCCTGTTGCGCGCTCGCCATCGGAGAACAGCCATGGCCAGATTGAGTGGTCTCGCCGCCTACCGTGCCCAGCAGCGTGCCCGTGCCGTCGGCGCGGGGCTGGTGGGGAAACTCCCCCTCGGCGCCCGCGTCGCGTTCCTGGGCGACAGCATCTTCGCCTACTCCCTGGCCACTTCCGCCGACGCAGCCAATCCGTTCATCGCGGCCCGGATGCAGGGCGAGATGATCCAGGCATTGGCGCTGGACCCGCGGATCAATATCGACGCCTGGCAGGATACGTCCCGCGCGACGGGCGTCCAGGGCAGCAACCAGGGCGTGGTCGGCAATACCACGGCGCAGGCTCTGGCTCGGGTGCCGGATGTCGTAGCGCTCAAGCCTGCCGCCTGCATCGTGTGCATCGGCACCAACAACACGGTGTTCGATGCCGCCGCGCTGGCGGACGTTGCGGAGATCGTGCGGCTTCTTCAGGTGGCCAGCATCCGCGTCATCCTCTGCACGATCCGCCCTTGGAACACCGCGCGCCCAAGCTCCGGCGATACCCAGGCGAGACGGGACAGCTTCGGCAGCTTCAACGCTGGCATCCGTGCCCTCGCCGCGGCAAGGGGCTGCATCCTGTGCGACCTCGCCGCTGCCCTGGGGGCACCGGGAGATTTCGTTTACGCGCCCAGCGGCAACTTCTACGACGATCTGCACCTGAACAGCTATGGCGCCACGCGAGGTGCCCGCGCGATGGTTGAGGCTATCGCGAAGACGGTGCAGCCGGGGAATGTCTTTACCCGCGACTTCTGGAGCGGCGGCAACCTTCTTCCGAACCCGAACTTCACAGGTTCGGCCGCGAACGGCGAAACGGGACTGAGCGGCGTCGTGCCATCCGGTGTCCGCGCCTTCAGGCCGGTTGGTGGGCATGTCAGCACCGCAGTGACTAGCCTCGTGGCGAACACCGAGACGGGCGGGCAGAGCCTAAAGGTCACCGTCACCCCAAGCGGCACGAACGAGTACGAGGTTTTCCGGCTCAACCGCAGCCCGGGGGCGATCTCCGTCCCGGACCTGGGATCGAAGTGGGTGATGATGTGGGCTGAGGTGGAACTGGACGACTGGCCTTTCTGGAACGGCCCGCTGATCGGGCTGAACATCCAGAGCACGGGCGGCACGACCGACCTCCTGAAGAACTACATTGCCGGCTTCCAATCGCGTGGCTTCACTGCGCAGGATGTGAACTATCCGCTCGCGGGACGGCGCTTCATCAGCACCATGCGGGAGATCACGCGGGCGGATGCCACCGCGGTCGTGCCCAAGATCGACATCGGCTTCTGCCCCTCTGGGGCGACCGGCACAGGCACGCTCACCGTTCACCGCTGGTGGGCGGGTGTGGTGGATGACCCCCGCCCGCTGTGGAACGTGGCGGTCGCCTGATGCCCGCCGCCTCCGAGAGCCAGGGGAGGGCGGCCTGGGGCGTGCGCGACCTGCTGCCCTGGTGGCCGGTCGCGGTCGGCACGGTCTCGGTGATCGTGTGGGCGGTGACGGCCTGGAACCAGACGAACCAGGTGCTGATCCGGATGACGGAGGTGCAATCCAACATCGCCAGCATCCAGGCCAACATCGCCACGCTGCCGCAGCTCACGGCCAACGTCACCTACCTGAACCAGCGCATCACGGCGCTGGAGAAATCGCAGGAGACGCAGGACGAGAGGATCGGTCGCGTCGGGGACGCCCTCGGCGCGATCCGGAACGACGTGAACGACGTTCGCGGCGAGGTCCGCGCCATCACCCGGGCATCCCAGGTGCCGCTCCCGGCGCCGGGGAGGGCACCCCGATGATCCGCGCGGCGCTGCTCCTGATAGCCCTGGCTGGCTGCGCGGAGGCGCCGGAGCCGGTGACCGTCGCCTCCCGTCCGGAGGTGCCGGCGAGGCTGCGGTCCTGCCCGGCGGGTGCGGCCGCGCCTGCGCCGCCACGCGCCCCCCGGACGCCTGAGCAACTGGCGGCCTGGGGCATCGCCGCGGAGCGGGCCCGGGCCAGGACCGAGGTGGCCCGGATGGAGTGCGAGCGAAGGCTGCGCGAGCTGGCCGCATACGCCCGCGATTGAACCCGCCGCCGGTCGGTCACCGGCATCCCAAGGAGACACCCTATGGACTGGACTGCCATCGGCGATGCCGTGGTGGCGAACATCGTCATGCCCGTCCTGCTGGCGGTCATCGGCGTGATCGGCGCTTGGCTGGTGACCAAGGTGCCCGGCCCGCTGCGAGACTTCCTCCAGAGCGGGACGCACCAGCGCGACATGGAGCTCCTGCTGGGCGTGATCGCCCGCGGGGCAAAGGCCGCGCTCCTGGCCGGCATGACGGACCGGTCGGCCGTGACGGCTGCGGTCGGCTACGCAGCCAAGAGCATCCCGGAAACCCTGGAAAAGCTCGGCCCCAGCACCCAGACGCTGGAGACCATGGCGGCGGCCGCGGTGACGGACGCGCTGACCAAGGCGAAGGCGGCCCTGCCGGCGGCGGGCCAATGACCCACCCGCGCATCCGCCCAGTCCAGCGGGGGTGGCCGTCGGAGGGCTGAGGTAGGTCCGATCGGACGACGGGACACTCGAAAACCACTCTGAAGCACCCTCAAAGGAAATCGGAAAAAATGGCGGAAATCTGCCGTTTTTTGCCGATTTTGGCCTTTGAGGAAATCACCCCCAGGGCGCCCTCCGACCGGATGGCGCCCTTTCTTGTATCCGGAGCCCCCATGAGCGAGACGACCGCGCGCACCCGCGTGACGGCGAAGCTGCTGCGCGCCGTGGGCGCGCCGGCCGCCGCTGCGACCCTCTATGCCCCGATCCTGGATGCCGCATGTCTGGTGCCGGGCGATCCGGTGGCCAGCATCACCAGCCGGACCGGCGTGGCCATGCTGGTGGCCCAGCTCGCGCACGAGAGCGGCGGGTTCACCCAGATGACCGAGAACCTGAATTACCGGGTCGAGGCGTTGCTGGACAACCGACGCTTCACGGCGGCCCAGGCTCGCGCGCTGGGGCGGAACGACGCCACCGGCCAGAAGGCCGACCAGCCGGCCATCGCCGAGATCATGTACGGCGGCCGGATGGGCAACGGGCCTCCCGGCTCTGGTGACGGCTGGCGGTTCCGCGGCGGCGGGCCACTCCAACTCACTGGCCGATCCAACTACGTCGCCTGGGGCAAGACCCTGGACCTGACCGCCGAGCAGACGGCTGATCTGGTCCGCACGCCGGAAGGAGGGATCGCCGCGGCGCTCTGGTTCTGGCGCGCGAACGGCTGCCTCGGTCCGGCCTATCGAGGCGACGTGTCCAGCGTCACGCGGATCGTCAACGGCGGATACAATGGACTGGCGGACCGGCTGGCGCGGTATCAGGCGGCGATTGCGGCGGTCTGA